TCTGTTGTTGGATACCTGCGGCCGCGTCGTCGGGTATAAGCAACGTGCGCACGACCATACCGGCCACAACAGCGACCACGTCGTCGGGAATAGTGGCCGAGCCGTGCTCGTACTCCACAATTACTGGGCTATAAGTGCCGAGCTCGTAAATAGACTGGAAACCGTCGTAAGTGTAGTCAATTTCTACGCCGTCAATGTCGGTAACCGATACGATCTCTATTACTGGCCGTTGCACGAGACGCACGACACCGTCGCGAGGGAAAAGTCTAACCGTAGACTCTGCGACCTCGAATTTTTGTACGGCCCGTTGCACGAACATAGCGGACGCGTCGGCGAGCCAAGCGTTAGCCTGTGTGGTCTCGCCTGCCGTAAGGGTACGACCTAAACGTGCTTGCACGTTGGCGATAGTTGCTAAAGCCATTTGTAGCCTCTCGTGTGAAACTTTGCGCGGCGTAGAGAGGGTGGCCCGTAGGCCACCCTCCCATAAGGTCACCTAGTGACTAGGGAGCTGAGACGTAGCGAACTACAGCCTCTTCCTTAAGGACCTTGCCACCGTAAACGTTAAGACCGCGAACAATGTCAGCGAACTTAGTCGGGTTACGCAGAGACTCGAGGCTCTGAATCTGGTTAGCAAACGCCACCATAGACTCGTGGTAACCGATAGCGGTGGGGCGAGCTGCGCCGCCAGGCTGGAGCAAAGCGGACTCGACGACGGTAAAGCCGAAAAGACGCGCAATAACACCGTTACGGAGCTCGTCGCCTGAACCGGCAACAGAAACGTCAGACAAGCCAGAGAGCAACAAGTCGGCGAGGTCTGGGTTTACCAGTAGGTAACGTCCAGACGCTGGCACCTTAGCTGAGCTCATAGCCTTACGAATAGCGCGAACTCGGCACCCGTGTCGACAACAACGTTACCAGGGTTACCCTGCGTGCTGTTGTTCAGCATAATGTCGATAAGGTAGTTTTCTGCGTCCTCGGCAAGAGCCTTACCGGCAGAGTCAACCCAGGGGGCGAACTCGCTAGAGGCCTGAACGCGGTCGACGTCGTCAACGTTAACAGAGAACGCCTTTTCCTGGTCAATGTCCAGGGTAACCTCGGTGTCGTTAAGAGCCTCGGCGGTAATGGTACGAGTCGCGCTGTAGTCTGCGATCGTGGGGGTCGTCGCGTTAATCACGTGGATTTTGTTACCGGCGGTAATGTCGCCAGTAAACGCGTTGTCCAGGGTCGGAATAACGACCTGGTTGGCGAGGAAAGACTGGGTAACCCCTGCCGCCCACACCTCGGGAATAAAGTTGTCAATAGCCATTTAGCTATATCCTTTCTTGTTTAAGATTTCCCCATAAGTCCGTCGAGCCGGCCGTCTTTACGAGCCTGCAAGATTTCCGTAGGGGTCATACCGTTTAACTCGTCTCGCGAACGAATTTGCGCGAGAGTAGCCTTGTTACCGCGAGGACCCTGCCCTAAATCGGGTTTAGGTGCCTCGTAGTGTGTACTGTGAGCTTCCACCCACGTCGCAATAGCCTCGCTGTTAATGTCGCCGCTGTCGTTAATAAAAGCCGTCCTATCGAACGAGAGAATAGCGTCACCCTCTAGGGTCTTGCCCTTTAGGGAGCTCTTCAGCTCTGCCTCTACCAATTTCTCGGCGAACTCCAAACGAACCGCTTTACGTGTATCGTCTTTAGTTTGCTCGATAAGTCGCTCGGTCTCCGAGAGCTGCGACCGACGTACCTCGTCAAGCTCTTTAGAGGCTTGCGTGTACGTCCTGCGTAGCTCTTTAAGCTCGGCGCGTTGCTTAGCTAAAGTTTTTACTAACGGGTGATCGTCTGGTAATTCCGTAAGGTTATCGCCGGCGTCTATTGTCTCAATATCCACGGGCGTATCGTTTACGGTATTTTCTTTTAGTGTTTCGTCTTGCGACATAGGGTTTACCTTTCCGTCTCGGAATAGATAGAGCTCGTCTCGAGCCATTAACCGACCAGGCTGGTCGGAAACTTAAATATCTTTAGGGCCTGTAAATTTCTGGTCGCGCCAGGTCAAAGTAGGCCCATACTCGCCGTGCTCGCGAGTTACTACAATTTCTGTAAAGTCCGCTAGGCGTTGACTGTCCTCATATTGGACTAGTTTGCCGATTTGGGCGTCGCGTGCCTGGTAATCGGTTACACCTAATTGTTGTTGTAAAGCCTGGTGGATACTGTCGAGCGAGCCCTGGTCGATAACCTGTCCAGGGTCGAAGTCGCCATATATGGGCTCTTCCCCACAATCGCACCCAGGGTGAATAGGTTTAAGGTTGTCGCGCCGGTAACGCTGCGTCGACGCGATCGCGCACAGTGCACAGTTTTCTGAGCCTGTGAGCACACGCCGGTAGCCGACAATATTGGCGTTACCCTGGCGTTGCTTTAAACCTGCCTGCCGACTTGCTAACTGTATGTCTGTCTCGGCAATAGAGGACGCTCTAGCTGCGCCACGCTCCACAGCGGTACGTAAAAGTTGCTCACCGGCGAGCGCCGTATAAACCTCCACGAACGGCCGACGGTACACCTCTTGCGCACTAGGCCCGTTACGTAACACCTGGTCGGTCAAGTCCGACGGTCTAGTCTGTGCCGGCGTAAAAGACTCGCCGTTAGCTTTCGCGACCTCTTGATAATAGGCCGCCTGCAAGTTGGCCGCCTGTTGCTTTAGTCCGTCAATCTGTGGACCAACGACATTTATATAACGCGCTATATCGTCGTCGCGCCACGATCCAAGCTGCCTAAAGACGTTACCGGCTAAAGTGCCGGCACCGCGGACTAGCCGAGTGTTTAACCGGTTGTAGCCGTCGCGTATTTCTGCAAGCGTCGCCACACTAAGCCTCTGGTAAGCCGTCTAACCGTGTAACCTCGCTGTAGCGGACGCCAAAGACGGCGGCGGTAGGTGACCAGTTGCCACCGACGAGCTCCCAGCGTCGTACCTGTATGGCTGGGTTAGTAGGTGTGGCTGTTATGGCAAACTCGCTACCCTCAATACCTAAAACGCCACCGGTCATAATGTGCTCGACTTGTCCGACACCCTGAGCGAACTCGACAACGTCACCGTTAGCGACGTCGCGGAAAACGTCTACGACTTGCTCAGCGCCAGGCTGTGCCGGTGCCTGTGTAGGCGCTCCGAGTAGTGCCTCGGTAAGCAAAGTCTCGCCGGCGCGTTGTACCTCCATTTCGTCAATTTCCGCTGGGGAGAATTGACCAATAAGAGCCATACGCGATCTAAACGGTATGTCTTGGAATTTAGAGTTAGCGTCGGCACGCTCAGCCATAGAGTAACGCTCGGCCGGCTTCCACAATGGCTCGAGGTCTAACAAGCTTGCACGCTCTTCGTCGCCCACCCATTTAAAGAGCAACGACATTACGCGAGACCAGCCAGGGCTAACCCGTGCAATACGGTCCTCGGTCTTAAAGACCAGGCCCTCACGTGCGAGCTGTGCGCCCTCTGCCGAGCCGTTAGCGCCCTCTGGCGTAAAATAGTGCATAGGCGTACGAGTAACGGCCGCGAAGTCCTGAATATCAGCGCGAACCGCGTTTAAAATACCCATAATCTCGGCCTGACCGAGCTCGCTAACGTCGGCACCCTCTGGGATAACCCACAAAGAGCCAGCGGACGACTCAAAAATACCGTTATAGTCGATTTCGTTGCCGTCGGCGTCGTGCGTCGGAAAATCGCCCTTAAGTACGCGCTGCCTAAACGCTTGCGTCGTCGCAATAACGAGACGTTGCAAAATCATATGGTTTACACGGTCGATAATGTCCAGGTAGGGCTCGTACTCGCCCTTTTCGTCCGCGTTAGCGAACCTCACCACCGGCGTCTCTCCCAGTGGGTTAGGCATTTCGTCGAGCAACTGGTAACCCTCGGCGTCGAATATGTTTAGATCGCCAGGCTTTACAAACACCTCTATAACGTCCGCGTGGTAACAGTAGAGGTAATGTTGCCCGTCCTCGTTAAAAACCTTTATCGCCTGGATAACCTTAAACGGGTCTGTAGGCGACGTGTAGCCGTAAACCTGTCGAGGGTCCTCTACGGTCACTACCGGATATTGCGAGCCCTCTGGGTACCCTACAAGCGCGTACGCGGTACCGAAACGCAGTAGGTACGAGTGCAAGTCGGACGCGCCGTAATCTAGGTTGCTTGCTTTCCACAAACGACGGGCCTCACGGTCTCCGTTGTCGTCGTCCTCTGCGCCAGTCCTGAAACCGCCGATAACCATACGCTCGCGAACCGCTGCGACCGATAATTGTGCCAGGTTTAGGCGTGCCTTACGCTGGAAACGCCTATAGGCGCGACTTTGACCGTCTGCGCTCTCAGGTAGAGGCGCGTCGCCGTCGTAATAACGCTCGAGTAGGTTGTAGTGCGCTTGCTTACGCGCCAAAGACTTTAATAGGCCCTGTTGGGTCTTAGTGAGCTGTGTAGCCATATAAAAAGTGTCCTAACGTATACGGCGCGGTATAAAAGTAGATCGTGTGGCCTCACCTTTAGAGAGGGCTATGAGCCGTGCCTGGTAAGCCAACAAGCCACTTATGGCCGCGTCGATTTTGTCCCGACTCTCGGGGTGTGACTTTGCAATAGTGATACCTGAGCGCCCGATACGGCGTCGAGCGTTTAAAACGTGTCGTGTGAGCGCGAGCGAGCCGTCGTGTGTTAGCTCTTTGTCCATTACAGCGGTACTAAATTGCTCCACAGCCCTCACAACAAGATAAGACCGGTTACCGGTAAGCCACCACGCGATCGGGTTAGACTGGCTCGCCCTAGCCTTAAGTTTCTTACCGTAAGCGGCTTCCCACTTAGCTATATAGCTCTCCCAGCGAGCTGGGTCGGCAAACATACCTACGACGTTGTAAGTCTCAAAAGCCTTTTCGACCTCGTAGTCGACCTCGTCAACCGGCACAGCCCAGTCGTCACCGGCCGGCCCGTTAGGTTGCTCCCACACTTTAATCTCGAATAGGTGACCGTCGGATACGCGACAACCGACAAGAGCGGTAGCGTCCGTGACACCTCGAGCGCGTTTACGTGAACCGTCAAAGCCTAGAGTCACCTCTTCCCCAGGCTTTACAGCTTTATCGGCGTAACAACTATTCCACTCTGGCGCGGTTATCCAAGCGTCTCGTGCGCTGGTCGGCTGGTTAAAGTAGTACCGTCTCGAGTCCGACGGGTCGTTACGAGGGTCGTAAATTTCCGACACAATACGGTCGACGTCCATAATTTGCGCAAACGGCCCGTAAGCCTCTGCAATACCGGCGCGTACCTGGTCCTCGTCTATAAGGTCTATGTCGGCGTCGGCCTCGCGGTGGTCAAAGAGTAGACGCTGCCGTTTAGTCTTACCCTCGTTAATCATTTTGGCGAGCTCGTGTGTTTCCTCGGCTACCGATTTCTCGCCAGGCAAGTACATAGTGGACGTTTCGAGCGACCAGGGCTCTGCGATCTTACGTTTCGCGAGATTACGTCGCACCGTCTGGTACATACGTTTTAGCTCTGGCCGGTTATAGAGGTGCGTCTCGTCAAAGACCACCATAGTTTCCTTGCCGCCGTCTTTAGAGCTGTTGCTCGCAGTCGACGGGATAATTTCGCCACCGCCAGGCAAGAAAATACGGGTAAGCCCTGCCGCGTCGCGAGGCAACCCCTCGCCCAGTGGGCCCTCGGTTAAGTTGTAGTGCACGTTGTCGTACGTGTTACCGGCTTGGCCCTCTTCAGTTGCTAAACAACGTATAACGGGTGCCACAACGTTACGGCCTACCGGTTCGCCCTCGGCAAACTCATAAACGGTGCTGTCGAACTCATAAGCCTCGCCAGCCTTAGCCCAGTGGCTAAACCGTGCCGGCCCCATAGCCTCAAACAACACAATAAAACCGGCGAGCTCCGACTTAGCGCGGCCCTTAGCACGCGACAAAAACGCCGAGTCGTAAAGCCTTTTACCGTTGTCGTCCAAAGCGTAACAGTCCACAACAAACGCAGTAAACTCGTCGTCGAGTTGCACTAGTTGGCCTTGCACGTCGCCTGGACCGTGTACACAAAAGTTTTCTATCCACCACACCGCAAGCCACCCTAGCGAGCGAGTGCGATCGTGTTGGTCTGCGCGGACTAGCTCACGCATTTATGAGCCGTGTCCTACGCTCGTCGAGGTCGTCGACGGGCGCAAGAATAACCGACTCAGTCTCGAGCTCTACGTAACGTATGCGCAAGTCTCTACGAGCGTCCAACGTCGTACCTAGTATTTTCTCGCGCTGCCTAAGCTCTGACATAGCGGAAACAACACCCGTAACCGCTTGCGCGTGTATAAGCGCAGTGTCAAGACAAAACGCCCAGTCAGACGGCGACCATAAAGCGCAGTGAGGCATAGTCGAAACCGACGCCCACCACGTAACCGTTTGCTCTGGAATAGGGTACACAGAGACGTCGCCGGCCTTGTTCATTATTTCGCGCACCTCTGGTAGTGCCGGCTTAGCACCGGCATAAGGCACGTTAGGCACCTCGGTCCAGTCCACCGTAGGCTTGTGCCTGGTGACTGTCGGGCGCTCACTGGGTTTACGTCCAGCCATAACCATAGTGTTACCTCGTCTCGAGCATAACGGCGTCTCTCACGCCAATTTAGAAACCGCAAACTCGAAGTAAAGTACGCCGAGCTTGCCTGCGCGGTACGGATCGCCCGTAACCGTAATAAACCTGCCAGCCGGATACGCCTCAACTTTGAGACCGCCCAGCTTAAACCGTCTGCCCTTATCTAGAGGACTGTAACCCCACACGTGTAGGCCACGACCAGACGGCGAAAATTCTGTATACGACGGGCCCAATAACTCTAGAAACGCTTGCGCTTCGTCGTCGACAACCCCGTCGGTAACACAGTCGTCCAAGTCAATACAAACAATACCGTCGCCATTTAGCACGAAACCGTAACCGTCGCCGGCCTCACAGTCGCGCACCTCTGGGTAAGAAACCCACGCCTGCGTATCGTGAACCGATATAGTCCAGCCGCCAATAGCAATAGGTCGTTTCTCGCGGTGTCGCACCCAGCGGCGCAACGATCGCAACTCGTCGGGGATAGGGTCAAGCTTTGCCTGCAACTCTGCAAGCAACCCAAGCGAACGCTGGGAGTCTCTGTGAGCTCGCACCCTACAGTTAGTGCCACAGTAGGACGGCTTACGTCCACGCTGGGGCTCGATTAAATCTGCATTACACACACGGCAATTAGTCATAGTGCGAGTTTACCAGTTGTAACGATAAACCGCAAAGACCTATCTAGCGCCAGTCTCAGCCCTCGAGTATTGCGGATACGAACGGATACCAGGCCACTAGCGCGATCGTATTACCCAGGCGCACGGCCCCGTCCATAGGGTAAAGCTTGGAGTATTGCACGCACCGCGAACTACA